GATTGCGCCCTCGCTCTGGTTGGCCACGTTGCGGAGGATCGCCAGCATTTTTAGCTGGGGTTCGGCGGTGGGATTGAGTTCTTGGACTGCGTTTTCAGCCATGCTTTAAACACCCTCCAAAGGTATGGTCACATCGTAATAATTCGTTGACCCTACATATCCGGGTTTGTGGGAAGCTTTGATCGCACCCTTGATCCTGACCAGGGCCCCCTTATATGTCCAATTCACATAGACAACCGTTCCGATTGGACCCGGGGAACTGTGAAGGGTGATGATTCGGGTGCTGGCATCGTAAGAACCACCTCCGGAATAGTAGTTTGTCCCGGCCTGACCACCCGCACTATTATAGGTGGTAAAAACTCCGGTAATGGTGATGATATCCGCACTGGTTCCCCCTGCAGCAAGGATTGCCGCTGCCAACCTGGTTGAACTGTCCTCCGGAAGTGTCAGGGTCAGGGTTGTGTCTAGGGTGTTGTAGTCGCTATACCACGGCCAGTCACCTGCCCAGATAAAAGAAAGAAATGTGTTGGTCACCCGCTTAAGACTCATGATCTTTTGTAGAAGTGCTTCTGATACTTTGGGCATATTCAAAGTAAAGGTTGGATAGGTACGCCGGAATACCCTGGAAAACCCTGATCCGGATACGTTGCGGTCAAATGTCTCGATATTGTCCGTCACGATATCAATGCTATCTGGTCCATCAGAGGTTGAGGTGATTGATAATTCGTTTTTTGGAACTCCCAGCTTTATCGTAGTGGCAAAACCCATGATTTCCCCCTTATGAATTCTGAATCAATTGGATCTGTTCGGCGATCTTCCTGGCCGTGCGTTCATTGTCGAGCATATCCGCGCCTGAAACCTGGATGACAAAGGTTGGCGCAGCATTCGTGGGAGGCGCATTGCTGGTTGCGGCTCCCGTTCCAGTATCGGTTGGAGCTGTGTAAGTCGGGTTTGATGGGTTGCTACCTGTGGACCCGGTCGTGCCTGCTCCACTACTTCCAGCTCCGGTATCAATCGAACCACCTAAAGCGTTGCCAGCAACACCGATTGTGGCCGCCAAAGCTGTACCAAAGGCCAGTATTCCAGCTGCCGTTATCAATCCTACGGGTGTTGGGTCTGCTACCAAGGCAGATACCGCTGCCTTCGCAGATTGAATTTCAATAAACTGAGCCGCATCGGAGGCTAGAGCTTCTACTTCTGCCGCGGCACCGGCCTTTACGATCGAAGCAACATCGGAAGTTTGTTTGGCCCGGGAAACCATAGCGTCTGCAACCGTCTTCTCATTTTTTTCCAGCGTGGTTGCCAGTTCCTTTTGCCCTTTATCCTGTTCATCTTTTTTCTTCTTCGCATCCGCATCGATACGGGCATTTTCTTTTTTATCGATTGCGTCCTCATCCAAATCTGCTTTAGCGTTAAGGGCCAATATCTCATCGTTATATTTTTGAGTTGCAATCTTGCTTTTTTCCTCATACATAGCCTGGTCAATTACTCTGGCATCGTAACTGGCTTTTAGGGCATCCTGTTTTAGCTTTTCAGCATCCTCTAGGTCTTTTAATTCATCGGATAGCATATGATCCCGGAGGGCAATCTTCTTATCGTAGGTCAAGGTATCATCTTTGAGTTGTTCTTGCTGAGACTGCTCAGCAATTGATCTCATTTTTGTGTTGTGTTCGATCTGCGCATTGGCCATGTCGTTTAAAATAGTGGCCTGCTCTTTGGTCATTTGAAGGGAAACTCCGGAAGCCCGCTTGGTGCCTTCCTCAAAATCCGCAATGGCCTTGGACCAAGCCTCTGAAAAATCTTTGCCGGTATTCTTAAACTCATCACCCATTTCCTTGAAGGCATCCTTGGCCGCGGCGGCGGCTCCCCGCAGATTCCCCTGCAAAAGGTTAACGACAACGCTAACAACCCCTGTCACTTCATCCAAAAACGACCTTACAAAGTTGACTGCCAGATTTATCAGCGGAGAAAGTAGCGCACCCATTCCCTCAATGTATTTTAAAATGCCCTGCAATCCAGAACTCATCAAATCCAACCCTGGAGCCAAATCCTTAACTAAAGATTCGGCAGTCCCGGCCACGGCTGATTCTAGGGATTGAAAGGCTTCTGAGGACTGTAAGGCGGTATTCAAGCCTGCCAAAAGAATAGTGTGCAAAGCCATGCGCTGAATAGAATTACCTATTTTATCAAAAGCATCCGTGGATCGGCCAGCTGCCTCGGGTATGAGGGTACCAGTCATCGTATTCACCTGGTCAAGATCTGACTGGACCTCTTTGATGGCACCGGTTTGTTTGTCGAAAATAATAGTGTATTTTAGAAATTCCTCTGCCATCCTATACCTCTTTGATCTCTAAAATCGCCTTATCCAGATAGGGACTATTGGCCAACTTCAAGGCTTCCATCTGGCTCATGCCAAAACCTTTAGGCGCGGAAGTTATCGCCTGATGGTAAACACATCCCCTCAAAAACTTTTTACCGATGATCTTGTGTTGGGTTTTAATCAAGCCGACCATTTCCTTCATGGCCCCTTTGGATGGTATGCCTGGATAGATTTCCTCAAGCAATTTGCTGGTACTCATGATTTAGCTCCCTGTGAAAACATTATTGATGCTGTTTTTCAAACAATTAAAAAGAGCCTCCACTGATTTATCAAAGGCCTCCCTGAAAATGAACTTCCCTTTTGTCCCTGGATGATGAACATGCTTGGCAAAGGCGAAATTGGAAGGATGGAGAGCTCCCGGCTTGCCTGATTTTAATGTTACCTTGGCATTGAAAGCGGAAACTGGACCGGCCCCGGAGCTTCGCCAAGCCAAAGCCTTTTTATTCCTGGGGTAGATATCATGGGGCACTGACCCGAATTCTACGACCCCGGCATATCCGGCTGTATTGATGATCGATACGCTTTGCGGAGTTATGTCACCGGGAGCCCACGAGCGCATAAAGGTTCCGGTTTTTTTGGCTTTGTCCGCCGATACTTCCTTGACCGTTCTTAAAAACATCGGTTGCCAATCCCTGAATCCATCCATGATGCCTTTATCAGCCATTTCAGGATTCAGCTTGTCCAGTGCCGCTTTGCTGTGCGCGTCCAAAGTGATCCTTATACCAACCGGCATAGACCCCTCCAGGTTTAAGCAGAATAAGCTGTCGCAAAAAGATTGGTCAGCGTTGCCAGGATAAGTTTGTTCGGGCTTCCTGCGCCGGTCAGTTGCGCCTCAAATGGAATCTTAAACATCAATTCACCTGGGGCATTGGGGATCTTCAAAGTCTCACCGTGCAGGATGATCTGCGGAACAGCCAGGGTTAGACCATAGAATCCCGTCCCGATAGCCGCGCCTTTGCAATACAGCGAAAGCGAGGTGGCTGTTCCAGCCAGGAATGCTGATTGAAGGGTCATGGCATCCACATACGCTGTCAGCGATCCCTTGACCGTGGCAACGCCGCTTTTGGGAGCCTGAATAGTTGTGCTTCCCAAGGCAGTGCGCTTGGACAGGATGCCCCCGCTGATCTCAATATCAGCGTCAAGGATATTGGCTGAGGAACCTCCGATCTGAATGGTTCCCGTGTGACACATCAAAGGATTCTGTGTCGAATAAGACGGGGTTTGTTCGGGGTCAGTATGCACGGCATCTTTGAAGGTCATGGTGGCCGCACACTTCAAAGGATCGTTGGCCTTAAAAGTAAACTTAAGGCTGTCGATGATCCCTCCGAAATAGGAAGCGATATCAATTTTGCGACTGATCTGTAGAGTAAACCCAGCCGGATCAGTCCCGTCAAATTCCATAGCGTGAATATAACCGTTCGTTCCATCTCCTGTCTTTGTATCGGTTCCCAGGAGTTGCTGTAGAAAAATTCCAGTGGCATCATCGGCATTGACCGGCCAGGTGATCGAGCCTCCCACATTCTTTCCATTTTGGATTAGTTTGGAACCGCCATATCTGGAACAGTTGATGACCGGCAAAATAACATTGCGGTCCTTTTCGTCTACGGTCTCACTCTCGAATTCAAAGTAATCCATTGCCGCGATTATCTTTGTTCCCCAGGATGCTTCTTTCTGGATCGCCGCGTAACCTTGATAACCTCTGGGATTTTCGTTTGCCATTTTTAGACCTCCTTAAAGTTATGGGGTTGTTTAAGCAATCCCTCTGCGACACTGTTTGGAACTGGAACTGCCTTATTTCTGGCGAAATTGATCGGTCCTCCATCCGCGCTGACATAGACCTCGGCTTTGTGGCCGATATAGGAGATCATCCTGTTATCGACCGAATCTTTCTTGACGGCCTTATTTTGAATTTTATTTTCATCGAGCATATCTTTATCTCCCTCCGGCCACGAATCGGCCTAAAATTTCGATCCCTACCTGTGCCCCACATGTCCTTTCGGCTGCCATCGGGGAAATAGCCTTGCAAAATACATGGATGTCCATGATTTTGTCGTTGGTGGCCTTGATGGCCGCAAACTGGCCCTCGATGATGTTCATAATGTCTTCGGCGATGTTCATAATTCCCCTATTCCCCGTATCTCCTGTTTTGCCGAATGGATATCTGGTCACGGCCCCGTTGCCGGTCAACTGGTCTGGCTCCGGGTATTCATAGGCGGTTTCAACGATGAGATTCAAAACGCTTTCTTTGCGGTTCTGGATTCCCACCCATTTCTGGGGTGAACTGATGGCCGGGGTGTCGGTATAAAGCCAAAGGTAAGGCAAATCCAGGGTTGTGTTCTGGGTAAGAGGTCCGTAGTGGACCTGTCCCACAAAATCCAAGGGCTGACCGGACACGATTGCGGCTTCCAAGATATCCCTGACCTTGTTTATGGCATCCGTTGACCAGCCCATCAGGAACCTCCCTGGTCGGCATTAGGGTCAGTGACTTCCTCGACCGTCCAGACCTGATTATGGAAATCAGTCGCCATATGGGACGCAAGGACGGATTGAACCCATTTAGGCAAGGAACGGATCGTGGTAGCCTGGGCGATGCCATTTCCGTCAATGTAATCGTTCTTTTTTAGTCCTGACCAGATACCGGCGATCTCCATACACGCACTTTTAATGTCCTCCGGGACCGAGGCGTATCCCATGTATCCGATAACCACAATGCTTCTTTGCAGGGTTGTCCAGAAAGTCTTGCCGTCTTTTTCTATCCAGAATGAATACAAATGATATTCGGAGGGATCAAGCAATTCACCGTCTTCGGTGATGCTGTCCACGGAAATAATCCGGCCTGGCATGAAAAGCTCTCTCTGACCCAGACCAAATCCGCCCATATAGGCCACGCCAACGCTGGTCGCTTCTTCCGATGCCTCGGTGGTCACCTTCACATATCTCTTATCGAACCATTGGCTGCAGGCGTTATCAATGAACTTGGATGCAGCGATCAACTCGATATCGAGCTGTGCCAACTGTTGTGCCCCTGGGTTGCTTAGGCCGCAATGCTTGGCTGTTTCGGTTGAAGTCGCGTAAACATGGCTCACGGTTTATCTCCATTTAAAAAATTATCCGGGGATGAGTGTTATCACCCACCCCCGGATAGCCGAAATCAAAACTTAAAGAGCACTACCCACGGGCTGTCTGTCGCACGCACCCAGGACTGCCGTGACCCCAAAAAGGAAATTGGGGGTATTCGACCCGCCGACCGTATAATCAAGGCGCAGGTATTTTTTCAAACCCCTCGCATCGACCACGATCTCGGCCAGTTTATTGGCACTCGCGGCGACCAGATTTACCGTAACCGAGCCGAATTCCAGATTGTCGATATCGGCATCGGTATAGGGATCAGCCACAGCGTCATCCAAACTTTCCTGAACCTTAATAGCCAAGGTCGGCAATGTTCCCGTAACCTCTCCTACGGGGATCTCAAAGATCACCGTGTTCGCGCCTTCCCTGTTCACGCCGTTCGTATCACCATCAGCGGTGACAGCGATCGGAGCTTTGACAAGAACCCTACTGGTCTGCTCGTCTAAAGTTCCCCTGCCTAATGCACCTGTTTGATTGCTCACTTTAAATTTCTCCTTTCAACTTATTTGTATTTAATCCCCTGGCAGTTTATCCAACCGCCAGGGGCCTATCTTTGCCGTCTCTTACTTGATCAGCGTTCCGACCGCCATTGCCTCGGCGATACCAACCTTGGCATCGACATACTGCAGGACACGGATGATGGTTTGGTTCTTGGTGAATTTGGCATCCGTGGAGGTTGCCATTTCCATCTGGCCTTTGTCAAAGATCAGATAGGCTTTCATGAGATTGCCGAACCCGATCAATGATGTGGTCCCGGTCAGGTTGATGGGAATGTCGTTCTGCTCCAGGACCGGACGACCTAGCAACGTACCAATCGCCTGATCAGGAACAGTTGCGCCGTTGCCCAGCTCATCCAATCTCAGGAAGATAGGACGCTTCTGGGTATCCTTGATGTTTGCTAAAAGCTGAATGACCGTATTGTGCATCAACCAGCAAGCATCCCTGCGATACTGCACAGGTAACTTGTAGAAGATGTTGATGATGTCGTCATAAATCAGGGTTGACCCTGTAATGCCACTGACGACATTCATCCCGGTCGTGTCTTTAAACAGACCTTTCGGCCTATTGCTTCCCGTGCCGTAGCAGAACTCTTTGTCTTCGGCTTTCGGGACCTGCTCCGCGAACATATCGGTCAGCAGGGACACCACATCAATCCCTGAGCTCGATAAGAGGCGGTTTCCGATCGGAACTACGGCTCTGAGCTCGTTTAAAGCCCAAGAGACGTTCCCAAATGTTGGCTCGGTCTCGGCGATCTCCGTGTTTTCAGTTCCCCATTCCAGGGTAACCGTCCCGGTCTCTCGAGGGATGGAACCTGTATCTTCCACGCCCGTAAATACGCGAGAGTTGCTCCGAATGACCGCAGTTTTCACGGCCTTCCTGAGAACTTCGGACCTGAATTCCTCGGGGAGCAGATAGCCTCCGGAGGCACCTACGCTTATACCCATTGCCTTGGCCTGAGCCAAAACTGCGGGGTCGCCGATGTTCCGAATATTCCCCATCATAAAGAGCACCTTATCCCGGAGCTCTTTCTTTTCGTTCTTGACGATGTGGATATCGGCTTGCTGGGTAGTAGGGATGAGCTGCTTAACCTCGGTCAAGATGGATTCCTTGACCTCCTTGATCTTGGTGTCCAGGGCATCGAGTTTGACCAGGCCCTCTGTCGCCTTGCCAACCACTTCCCCGACCGTTCCTTTCACCTGAGCTAACATCTCTTCAAAAGTCACTTGATTGATCTCCTTTCATGCGCCGATTCATCGGCTTGATTTATTTCTTCTCCGGAATGTTTTCGATAGCATCCAGGAGAGATTTGACTTCGATTTCCGTAAAACCTTTTCCTCCTTGCCCCTGGTCGTTCTGGCCTGCGTTGTCACCTCCCTCGTCCTGATTTTCTTGACCGCCTCCAGAAGATTCCAGGGCGGAGAGCAATTGGTTAAATGCCTCGACATGTGAACAAAGCGTTTGGTGCATCAGATCCCGGCATTTCATGACCTGGGCCTCATCGATAGCCAGCTTTGCGGTAGGCTTGGCCGGTTCTCCAACCGGAGCAGCTTTGGCGGCCATCTCGACCTTGAAAGCTTTGAGCCATTCCGTGAAACCCTCAAAATTTTCTATGTCTTTTTGGGTGAAGGATCGCACGGCGGTAGCCAGTGATGCCTGGTTGCCTGGGATCGGAACAGCGGAGATTTCCAAAAGGATCGCTTTCGTGATCGTCCTCTGCAGGTCAATGCCGTATTTGGTAAGCTCATCCTGAGTAGGATTTCTCCACTCGGTAGGAATGAAACCGACCGAGAAAGTCCGCAGATGACCGTCCAGAAAAAGCGAGTAAACTTCCTGGGCGAAAGTTGTCTTGGCGAACAGAGCTTTGAAATAAAGACCGATATCTTTGATGGTCAGTTCGGTCACACTGCCGATGATGGGAATAAAACCGCCCTCGGTGATGTTGTAATTGTGTCCGAAAAGAAAGCAGGGGTTTTTCATGAAGTCAGGCAGGGATTCCGCGAAAGATTCCGGCAGGATCAGCTCTTGGTAGCGGTCCATGATCTTGACATTGGCCCAGCCCTCGACCTCACCGTTTCCAGTGACCTTAAAATCAACGGTTATGCTACGGAAGTCCTCAGTCTTATAGGATTTACCGCCAACCACAATCTCGGAAGGTTTGCTTTTTATTCCACCCATCATGATTGCAACCGGAGCCGGTACTTTTTTAGCCATAACCCCTCCTTAAGAGATTTAAAAAACAAAAAAGGCGGTGACACCCGTTAGGGCATCACCGCCTCGTTCTGCACGTCAGCGATTAACTAGCTTTTAAGCGATCTTAAGTTTTGCCTGTCCTATCTCCATCAACTCTTTTTTAATATCAATTTTTTTATTGATAACCGATGAAACTATTACGCCGTCCTGATACTTCACAATCAAGTCGGAGTTCTTTAAATCCTCAGCCTCATTACCAAGTTTTAAAAGTAACAATTGCTGGTCGGTCAATTCACGCCTCCATCAATTGCTTTGTATCTTTACTGTGATTTTTACCAAAGAGAATCATTCGGGTCAATACCCCGGAGATTTCATTGACCGATTCTATCCTGGGGACGATGGCCCCGGTATGGTTGGGATGGAACTCGATTGAATCCGCATCCAAGATCGGGATATTCTCGCTGTTGCACCCAAAGCGCTGTCCGGCCATAACCTCGTCATCTTCGCACCCGATCACGTCACATCTATTCACGCCCATATCCTGATAGCAGGCCACATTCGCCTGATCCAATAATCGTGACGTTTCGGTGCGGGCGATCAACTCCGACCGGCTTTGGGAGAACTCGTCGAATAAACCGCGAATGCCTTTATATCCCAAATCTGAATCACCATTGGCAATATCCGCCGGTCCCAGTCCCAGGTTAACCCCTTCAGTGATGACATCGGACAACTCTTGCCTGGTCGTATCGGCAACAACTCTGACTTTGGAAGCCAGGTAATGAAGCTTCTTGTCAAACCTGTGATTGCCCGGAGCAAAATCAGATATCTTATTGCTGGGATCATAGCCTAGCAGCTCGGCGGTAACTTGGTATTCCTCTCCCAGACTTTGAATGTAAATATTCTTCATGAATCTTGACCAGATGATCTCGTTCCCGGCCATATCCAAGGGAATGGATAATTCCTCAAGGGTGGGAATGGCAAAGGCGGTTTCCCAGATCATGTCGATCGTGGATTTTTCAAATCCCTTTTTGCTCTTGAGATACGCTTCAATAACCACCTCTCCAAGCTGTTTAAAAAAGGTGCTGATCCTCGGCCTGAATTTTTTGATCTCAAGGGACTGTCTCAAATGAAAATGTTTGAGGACGCGGCGTTGAATTGGCGTGCCCGCGCCCTTTGTTTGCATCCCATGAACATGACCAATTTCTTTAGGGCCTGCCACCGGGCCAACTGCTCCGGGTTTGCTTCCCTGATCCGCAGGTTTCTCACCCGGTGCTTTCACGGGCTCATTGGGATTGGAGGCAGGTGGTTGATTTCCTGCAGGAACAGGCTGGGCGTTTTGATCTTCAATGGCGATCATATTGAGTGGAATATAATGCTTGTCCAATTCCGGGTTCTTTTCTTCGATAATATTTCCAGACCTGGCCGCAACCTGCCTGGGAGTAAGTCCACCGCAATTGAAGTATGCAGTTGTTAAGGCCGCCTCAAGCTCAGTATCTTCAACGTGCTCCGTTTTAAAAGTGTAAATAAAGTTTCCAAATTTCTGAGCTATCTTTGTAAACTTTTTTGACAGTCGCAGCTGGATTGGGGCAAGGCCATATTTTGCAAATAACTTTTCCTGGACATACGCCGAGGCGCGATTAGAGTTCTCCGTGATCCCAGCCAGCATCGGCTGAATACCATTAATGGCGAGAATGGCTTCCCGGTTTGATTTACGGGTTTGAATAAAGGCGGCTTCTTTGGGTGTGGTTTGATTCATCTGATTTAGTTTCAGACCGCCTTCCAAGATCATCATCTTAAAAGCGTTCCGTGATCCCTGATGGATTTGATTGATTGATTTTTTGATTTTATCCTTTTCCTCTTTGCCAAGCGTTCCGTCTGAATTAAGAGTGAAACCCGGCATAGCATCGTTCTTGAAAAAGGCATCGTTGTAGTCCACCGCGGATTCATCGTTCTCGAATACACGGTTGATCATACCAACCCGGCCCATGCCCCAATGTGTGTCAAAGATATCCGGAAATTTGATGTGCACCATTTCGTCAGGAGATATGGAGAGTGATCCTGTGGAAGTTTGATATTGGTATTCTTTGATAAAAGTTTTTGGGTCTCGTATGATTCTGACCAGGCGTGGATCAAGGACGTGCATTGCCATAGGTGTTTTACCAACTGACATCGGGTTGAGATAAATAAAGGCGTTGCCGGCAGGCAAAAGATAGATCAAAACTCTTTCCAGAAAATCAATATGGTCCTGGTATGAGTTCGGCTGCTGGAAAAGTTTAATGAGGGGATGGTTGGGATCATCGAAAACCTTCTTGGTCTTGGCATCCTGTATCTCAAAGTCAGCCTGCATGACGGCATCGATCATACGGGTGACGGAGATGGCTTCCCATTCCGATTCCAGGACCTGTTCCATCTGCGCGGCCTGACTGCGAGAAAGCCAGCGGCGTTTCGTCCCCATCATGACCGACCCGGAAAGAGGCAGCCAGTCCCCGGCGGTGGAAGATGTTATTCGCTGGGACACATAACCGAAAAATCTGGACAACCAATTTTGCTGGGCCACGGGGCATCTCCTTTTTTGGTTTTACTTTTTCCTCTTGCGGTTTCTTAAACTTCTTATTTTATTGCCTACCCTAATCCTATATGGAATGTTCCTTTTGCATTTCCGGCAATAAATCATTCAACCATCCTCCATGTCCTGAATATATCTTGTTTAAAAATTACTCTCTAAACGGTTTCGGCTCAAGTAGTGGGTCAAAAAAAGGTGATTAGGGAATCACCGTCATCGGTTTGGACTGGCTTCTTGGGTAGGGATTCATCCTTGGCAGGTTCTTTTGATATTTTCTCAGGCTTCACTTTTTGAGGTCTTCCCTTTTTGGTTTTCTCTTTTTTTGTAGATTCGGGAGTTTCCTCTTTTTCTTCCTCTACTTCGTCCGGGGCATCAGGACCAAGAAAGGTGATGCTTGGTTTTCCCATTGGATCCTCCAAATAGTTTATTCCTTGCGAAAACGAATCCACCTGGTCATCATGTTCAACTTTTGGGAAGCCGGTAAGCTCATCAATAAAGTCCGGGAACCACGCTGGCATGATAGCGTCATCCGGCAATAATACTTCACCGGAAGCGCAGGAGCCAGTGGCCATGTGCGCCCGGGCCACCTTATCCGCCGAGCTCCTATAAAGCGTCACGGGAATCTTTGTTTCACGCTTGAGCATTGGTGCCAAATCCTGACCGCTGGCCTTATCCTCAATTACGATCCTATTTGCCTGCCATTTCATAGCCTGGGTCTTTGATAGCGTTAGGAGCTGGGGCAATTCAGCCCGAACTTTCAGCACTTCCAAAAGATATTTAATCCGGTTTTTCACTCCAAAGGTTGAACAGGCAGATGGGTCGTTTTGTTCTTTGTCTTTGAAGGCCGTATCCCATGACTGGATCACCTGATCAAAGAAACTGCGCTCCGGGATTTTTTTGTATCGTGGAAACCATCCCAATTTAAAAATACTACCTTCACGCTTAACCGGCTTTTGCTGATAAAGCGCATCCCAATAAAACTGGCTTTTTAAATTTGCCTTAATGCGTAGTAATTTTTTGAGCGGCCAGTATTCCGGCCAAAGAGCCTCTCCTTTATCGTTGATGGCTGGAAATTCCAGGACCGTCCATTTATCACCGCCATGCTTTTGTTCTTTCAACAGTCTGCCGGCCAGGTCATCATCGTGCCAGCGCGTGAGCATGACAATGATCGCCGATTGGGGCATTTGCCGGGAATAGATCGTGGATAAATACCAGTTCCAAACCCGGTCCCTAAAAGTCCTGCTCTCGGCCTCATCTGAGTTCTTGATCGGATCATCAATCAATATCCTATGACCGCCGCGGCCAGTAATGCTTCCCCCGATACCGGCTGAAACATATACCCCTGATTCGTTTGTGTGCCAGCGATCTTTTGCCTTTGAATCCTGAGATAGTTCCACGTTCTTAAATAGCCTCTTGAAATCATCATCCCCAACCGTATTGCGGACCTTGCGGCCAAAGTCTGAGGCCAATTCATCGTTGTAAGATGTGGCTATGATCTGGTTTTCTGGATTGTGACCAAGATACCAAGCGGGATAGTAATGGCTTACCAGTTCTGATTTGCAGTGGCGGGGCGGTGCCCAGATCATGAGCCTGTCTATTTTGCCGGATTCGATATCCAAAAGGGATTGATTGATTTTTCGCAGATGTTTGCCGTCAAGATATTTCGGCTCACTCCGGAGCATGAAATCAAGCGGGCTGGTTCTTGCCTTTTCCCGGCTTTCTAGTTCGTCCGTGCATTGCTCTAAGAGCTGCAATTTCTGCTCGAACTCTGCTGATAACTCCAATGAGCTTTGAATCATCGGCCTCCCCGACTTTTAAAGGTTTGTTTTCATCCCCCTGTATTTTTATAAGCTCCGCGACTTCATCCTTTAGACCAAGCTTAACCATTTCGGCCTGGACAAAGTTATCAGGCACCGATATTGTTTTCTCGCCGACCTTCACCGCCCTTTTGGCGTTTAAAAGTTCAAACGCCTTTTTCCATGCTTTATTCTTAAAGCTTTTCACGGGTGAGTAAGACGGCTTGAGCCAGCGATCAAGCTCATCCTGGAATTCAGGCCGGTTGATCCGTGTGCCAACGATCGTCCGGTCCATGTCCAATGCCTCACTGATCTCAATATTTGTAATTCCGGGCTTCTCAACAATTAATTTCAGAATATGCTGATCTTTCTCGTCAATAGGACGGGGGTTATGTTTGTTGAGTTCTGCTGTTATTTGCTGTTTACTTTTTCGTTTACGGGCCATTCTTTCTCCTCTTTATTAACTCCATCGCTCACCCCTTTCCTTTTTCAAATTCAGACTGAATATCCAATATGATTTTTTGGCATATTTTTTCATGTTCGGTTATTTCTTCACTTAAAGCAAGCGTATGGTCTGATGCGTCATGGTGGTTAAACTTGAATGTTTTAAAACCCGAATTAAATGCCTCACCCTTTAGCTTCCAAAGAAGTCCGTGGATTTCAAGTGCGTTCATATCACTCACCTCCCCATCCTTGATATTTCTTTCTGCATCATGCTAAAAATCCTTTCATAGATCAGACCTGGTTCCAGAACCACTGCGAAATCTATCCTTTGCGCTCCCGCGCATTTCGGACAAACCTTTTTTTTCCAGGGATTCCCTTTGAATGTTTTTGGCAGCACTTTCCGACAAAACTGGCAATTCCGTCTCGTCTGCATACCACCTTCAAACATTGGGCTGATCCGCTTGGGTTTCATTTCCCTCCTTTCCCCTTAATTAATTTGGCCTTTTTCCCTGTGAAGTCTTCCCAACGCTTCACGATCACGTCACAATACGCTTGATCCAGTTCAATCATCCTGTTTTTCAACTTTCTGCCATGACTTGATCTCTCCATCCTCAATAATTGCCATCTGACCGTAATACTCTGCGTAGTTCTCTGCATAGAACACTTTTGATTTGAGGTGTTCTTCTTCGTCATCGGCCCAATGCAGGACTAGGATTGTTTCCGGTGTGCATATCCAATGGCAGTTATTACCAAAATTCAAACAAGCACCAAACTTTCCGGCCTCTAACTTCTTAGACCAACGGCCTGTGGACTGGCCCTTATCGCCCGAGGTGGACTGGCCATCATCGCCCGAGGTGGACTGGCCCTCATCGCCCGAGGTGGACTGGCCCGAATAGCCCGAGGTGGACTGGCCATCATCGCCCGAGGTGGACTGGCCCTCATAGCCCGAGGTGGACTGGCCATCATCGCCCGAGGTGGACTGGCCCTCATAGCCCGAGGTGGACTGGCCATCATCGCCCGAGGTGGACTGGCCCCAGTCGCCCGAGGTGGACTGGCCCTCATAGCCCGAGGTGGACTGGCCTCCGATTATTAAATTGGAGCCGGTCAATACTTTCATTTTTTCCGTGGCTTTTATTCGTTCTCCGCAAAAAACAACAATTCCCTGCTGAACCTTAACTTTGCCTTGTAGGTCAATAACATCTTTGGTCAATACCTTCAAAATTAACCATTTAGCATCTTTATCCCAGCAAAACAGCGAACCGTCACCCTCACCGTTCAATGCCCCATGCAAGCCATTACCGCACTCTTTGGTTGGCTCCCATTTCTCACATTTCACGATTCCTTTTTTCGGATACTTGAAACCGCCATGAGCGGTCATGTCTGCTTTGATTGATTTCAGAATATATGAGTATTTAGGTTGCTTCATAGCTTCGCTCCTTTCGTTTTTTCTTCATACAGATAAAGGGGAATTATACGCTTAACTCCCTTTTTGCTTCCATCTCCCAAACTTCTTGTTTGCAGTACCATAAACGAACACTTTATCGCTGAATTTCATAGTTACCTCAATCTTACCAAATAATAATTTCATAATTGGCTCTATATTCATGTTAAATCTTATTTCCTGGTAGTGAATGGCACTGTCATTTCTCATTTCCACTTCGCCCAATGTCTGCTTCTCATCTTTGAAGATAACTTTTTGGTCTGGGATACCTTCCCTGCTGGTTGAGTTTTCCACATTGAATGATTCACCCATGACTCTGATTACATCGGTATTTCTAAAAACGTGAAACTTACCACCGTGAAGAACAGTTAAATAATCAAATTCACCACCATTGAAAATTGACTTTCCAA